GTCCATTGTCAATGTTATGCTGGCAGAGCCGCCTGATCCTGTTTGGTCGTTTGACACAACCATTAAAGGTGAAGCGGTGGCAACGGTTACCTGCTCGTTATAGTGTACTATTACTTTTAGTACTGAACCACCTGCACCCGATACGGTTTGTCCAACCTCAAAGTTTACAGCGTCAATAGTAGCAGCACCTAAATTTGTAGATAGGTCTCCGATTGCAACTAGAACTTCTGGTGTAGCACTTGTATTGTCGTTTCCGTTATCAGCCGTACCTGCTTGTCTAACCCAACCTGAAGCGTTTGCAAAAACATTTTTCTTCTCGGCAGTAGTTAAATTCTTAGGTTTTGACTCATCGGAAGTACTTGCTCCCCATAATCCCATTTTAACTCTCCTTATTAATAAGTTTTTTAGTTATATAACTAGTACTATTTATAAGATTTTTTGACTGTGTGGAAATTAATTAGATGTGGCCTGAGCATCTCCGCCTGCAGATGGTGATATATTCATTTTAGGATCTATCTCGATTTTAGTCTTTCCAGTGCCTACACCCTTGAGATTTTGATTATCTTTTTCTTTCATCTTGATTTTTTTACCAGACTTCATATCTTTAAGTATTTTTTGTGCTAGGCCTACCTTTAAAGGCACTTCACCAGTGTCAGGATTAGGTTCTACTGCTTTTTCTAATTCAGCCTTGACTTTCAACATTTGATTTTCTTTTTCTAACTTGTCAATCTTAGCGTCTTTATCTTCACCCTTTTCTTTAGGTTTGAAAGGATTTTTCATTTTCATTGATTCTTTAAAGTCTGTCCACTTCATACCTCTATTGATTACTAATTCAGATTTAGCAGTAGAGGTTACAAATGGTATACTTGCCTGTGCGAGTTTATTTAACTGATCTTTTGTCATCTTCTTTATCATACCAGTCATTTTATTTAATTGAGCAGTAGACATTGTTCTACCTTTTAGAGGTGCGTATTCTCTCTCTAATGTTTTTATTTGAGCAGCTGTAAATTCATTTAATATTTCTTCACCATACATCTTTTTAAATTTCTTAGTAAATGTTGATGGTTTAGTTTTTGCTGTTTTATCACCTGGTGCAGCCTTATAATCGTCATCATCATCTGACTTTTTATAATCAGGTCTATTCTTGAAGAAGTCTGCCCTTTTCTTTTTAGTATCTTTCTTTAGGTCTTTGTAATATTTTTTAGGTTGTGTACCTTTTACTTTCTTAACATCTTTATCTTGTGGTTGTGCATCTAAGTCCTCTGCCTTTTGACCATGTGTCATTTTAAATGGATTGATAAAGTCACCTGTTCTTTTTGCTTTATCAAGTGCCTTTTTCATCAAAGCATTTGTTTGACCAATACCTAAATATCTTCTCTTACCTTGTTTATCAAACCAACCTTGTTTCTTTATATCATATCTAACATCTAAGTTTTCATCTAAGTCCTCTAAGTCTAATACTTTAAAATCGTAATCTGTATCTTCAGTAGGAACACAATTAGGTACCATTTTGCCACCCTTCTTTTTCATACCTACTTGTTTAAAACCTTTCCAGCATGGACCAGCTTCTGATATATCTTCTCTAAGTTTATGTTTTTTTATGAAACCAGCAGGACCGCCAGCGTCTTTTATCATCTTATCAAATACTGCTTGTGATTTAGGATTTTTTAAGTTGCCATCTTTGTCAAATAGTTTTTTAAGATGAGGTGGTAATATGTTTTTATTTTTTTCCCAAGAACTTTCCTCTAATTCTACTTCATCAGAAATTTGTTTCTCTAGAGACTTTGCTTGTTTAGCGTGTAGACCACTTGCCTTTTTAAGACCTGCGATAACTTTTTTAACTTGTTTCTCATCATCTTTTTCTAAATCTTCTTTCTTACCTTTTTTACCTTTTGCCTTATAACCACTAGCAAAAGCAGCTCTTCTTTGTGCATCTGAAGCAAAACCTTCTTCTTTTTCTTCTTTATCAATACCTAGTTTTTTCTTTACCATATTAGTTGCAGTACCATACCTAACAGCATCACCCTTATCTTTACCATATCTATCTTTAAAACCTTTTTTTGGTAGATCATCTGCTACTTTGTGTACCATTTTAATTTGTTTCTTAGATAAATCTGCTTCTCCTAGCACAGACTTAACTGCCTTTACATCTAATTTTAGTGCCTTTGCAATTTCTTGAGCAGACTTGCCATCTTTAGACATTCTATCAATCTCAGACATCTTGCCTTCATCTAGATTTTCTTTTTCAAATTCTTCACATACACACTCTTCGCCGCCACATTTTTCACATACTGCAAATTCAAACTCTTCAGCCGCTCTAACTTTTTTAGCAAGGTCTTTATCTGCACCGCCCCAAGTTCCTGATGACTTGGTTACAAAACTGTTTACTCTTGCCAATGCCCATTGTACTTGAGTTGCCCCAGGTCTATGACCACCTTTCCATGCAGCCATACCTCTATCATAAACTTTCTTTAGAATAGAGTAAGGCATGCCAGTTTTCTTTGCCTTATTCTTAACTGCTGTAATTGTTTCGTCTATTTGATTTTGTCTGATCTCATCTAGAAGTTGACCAGTAGTTTTTGTATATTTACTTTTCATTAGTTGTCTACCTTTGCTCCGTGACGCCATTGAAAACAAGACCAGTAGCGTGCTTTTGTTTTAGGGCCTGGATTATCGCAATTATGTCTTGCCCTAAATGATTTAATTCTTTCTGGACTATCCCTTTTAATCTCCATATTTGGGTCACCGAAAGTTACCTTTTTTATTTTATCTCCGTCTTTTACAAAGACTTTAAACTTTTTTGGGCCGTCAGGCGTTCTCATTGGGTCATTTAATTTGACCTTTCTGCCTTGATATTCAGCTTCAGTTAGTTCGTGAGGTAATACTCCCCACTCATTTGCCTCTTTTAAGTAGTCTCTAAATTTCATCTAACATTCTCTCCACAGATTTTTTCAGTTCTGCTTTCCATGATCTTTTATATCGTTCCTTATATTTATCTATTGTAGACTCTTCATCTGCCCATTCTTTAATATCTTTTTTACTAATTTGATTAGTAATTTTCTTATAGTTTTTAATACTTTGCCCAGGCGTCAGTTCAAAGGCGTGTTTTGCATATTCTATTGTACCTAACCCATAAGATTCAGGCAATATTTTTAGTGATTGTAATATGTTTTGAAACTCCCTAGGACCTACTCCTATTTGTTGAGCGATGTCGGCTGCAAGTTTAAATTTGTCTTTTGCAGCCGTCATCTTTTTCTTAAATATATTGATGCCGTATTTCACTTTAGAGCGATCTACGGTCATACCTTTTAATATATCTAATAACTTGCCACCAGCAAAAAATTCTAGTTCAAGTTCTTCGATAAATTCAGTAGTATTTTCATATCTCTCCGTCTGCGTCTCCGATCTTTCTGCTTTCGTATCTTCATCCAACTCTCTAAGTAGTCTATCAAGTTCGTGTGATTCACCGTTGTGTACGGGTGCGAAATTTGATGATTGACTAATTTGTTCATTTGGTTGATCTGTTTGATTGTAAGCATTAGATTCCTCCTTAGTTGATTCTACGAGGTCATACAGCCAAGCTTTCTTAACTTCTTGTTCATCAGTTTCATAGACCACATAGTTTGGCCCACGCCTGATTACCATACCAGAAGTTCCGTTTTCTATGTTCTCGACCATATCACCAATGTTAAAAATTTTATCTTTAATATAGTCCTCTCGTATATCATTATTAAGATAGTCAGCAAAAGATTCAATCCCTTCTCTAATACCCATACCTTTTCGTACAGAATTGTAAAGGTCTTTTATATCTTTGTCAGACAGCAAACCTTTTACGCCTAATGTAAATGATTTTAAATCATTATTTTTAGCAGCGTCTCTCATTTTACTTGCACTCATTCCTGTAGCACCGTCAGCATCAGGATCTCTATCGCCAGCAGATACTATCTTTACAGATTTAAAGTTATAATCTCTACCATTATATTTGTCTGCAAGTTTTTGAAACTCATTTATTCTATCACTACCTGCAATCATAATAACATTACCATATAACTTATCATAAGTCTTTAATATTTCCATGAATGTTCTTTGATTACCACCAGCAGGTTTAATGTTCGAGCCTTTGAACATTTTTCTCATAAATTTAATTTTATTATTTTGATCTAATGGATTCTTTCTAGGATCGGAAGAGGCACTAGCAAAAACTTGGTGATTAGCCCGTTCTTTTCTAGCGACCTGTTTCACGGTGTTCATAAGTTTTGCATGCCCTATAGTAGGAGGGTTGAACCTACCGAAGGCAAAAACGATTGTAGAGTCTCTATCTAACGCCTCTCCGACAGACATCAAACTATCTGCTTCTTTATCAGATAATTTTCTGTCATCTCCTATTATTTCTTTAAGTTTGTTTATAAACTCAAAGTAATAATACTTCTCTAACATTTTATAGATTACATTATTTGGTAATCTATTTCGTACACCATACTTTTTAATATCTTCTGGTGACATCTCGCCTTCAAACCCAGACTTTCTTTTATCTAGGGCATCATCTTTCATATCTATTAGTGTGTTAATATCATCTTCTAATTCTTTAATCTTACCTTGAATTCTATCTCTAAGATTTTCAATATCGTCATCATCTAGTTCAACTAGTTCTTTGTAGTCAACTAAATCTCTTTTAAATTCACCCTTTGCAATATCTATTTTTTCAACTCTTGCTCTAAACTCTTTCATGTAATCTTCTATATCAAATGGTTTAGATTGAGTTCTCTTTTCAAATCTATCATGTACAATATCAAACACATCATCGGCCATTTTATTTGCCTTATCGTAAATTGATCTATCTACAATTACAAAATAATTAACTGGATGCACCGAGCCTGGCACATTCTTACCATTTACTTCCCTGACCATATCTCTTAATTTTTCAGACATCGCCTCTTTATCTTCATCAGCGACATCAAATAAAACATTGATATCTAGGTCGGCATCTTTTCTATATCTCTTTGTAAGAATACTACCTATGAGTCTATACTTCATCACAGGTGCAATTTTATTAAACTCTCTTATCTGATCTTCAATCATCTTTTTGACAACTGGTTTCAATACAGGTTTTTCTGTATCGTAATTGTCAAATACAGTTCTTGAATAATCTTTTCTAGGTAGGTCTATTATTGATTCTAATAAATCTTGTTTTGATATTTCTAGATATGGTAAAACTTTTAAGGCAAGTTCTTTACCTGCTTCGTGATCTGATCTATAATGAAATCCTGCTTGTATTCTACCTATGCCTATTTTTTCTGCAATATCTATTAATTGTTTTCTATGTGCTGGGTGTTTGATTGCAAGGTATTCAGCAAGTAATCTACTACCACAACTATGCCCACTAGGATAAGCAGGTGTTTTCATTGTAGTACCATACATAGTATCGAAGTCCATATTCAAAGCCTTTGCAACTTGATATGGTCTTGGTCTATTATATTTGTTTTTATGTGTTCTAGTTATTTTCCAAACATCATCTATTATGGCAGTAATCTCACTTGATCTATAATCTAAATTATTTTCATTTAGATACTCTCTGAAATGAAATGATTCCATAAAGTCAGAAACATAAATTGAATTCTCATCCTCTTTGGTTCTTTTAGACTGAACATTTGTAATCTCAACTAATTCATCTTTAGTTTCTTGACTATCATTTTCAGGTGGTGGCGATAGTTGAATACTTTCCCAACCAGGTTTAAAATGTTTCTGGTCATACTCCTCAACTTTCTGCATTGACTCTTTAAGAGCATCTTCGTTATAATAAACTAAGTCTTTTAAACTATAATCTATATCTTCAGATAATGTCTTTCTAAAATCAAAAAAACTTTTAGCCACGCTTCTCTATCTCTCCTATAATGTCAGCAGATATATCTTCTGGATCTTTACCCTCTGCTTTTATTTCAATAAATTTATCTTTCTCTTGTCTAAATTTATTAAGAACAGGTCCAGTTTCTTTTTCATATACCTTCAATCTATTTTTTATTATCTCTGGTTTATCATCTTTTCTACCACGAGCAGTTAATCTTTTTATTACTTCACCCTCAGATACATTTAGATACACAACATACTTGTAATCAATATTCTCTTGTTTCATTCTATTTAACTGTTCTAAGTTTCTAGGAAACCCATCTAATATATATCCGTTATCTGTATCATCTTTGCCTAGTCTATCTTTTAATGCCTTCATAACCTTTTCAATAGGTACTAGATCACCTCTATCCATAATCTTTGCGACTTCAGGATCTTTTTTCTGTAAGTCTCTCATCATGTCACCTGTGTAAACATGAGGTATATCGAAATGGCCTGAAATATATTTTGAGTATGTGGATTTACCTGACCCAGGACCACCTATCATCACGATAGTTACCATACTAATTTCTTCCATAAATTCTTTTAATGTTTTCATAACTTATTAGGATGTTTTACTGTTTTATGTTTAAGCACTTTACCTTTATTAGGCCCACTTTTGATTGTATAACCAGAAGTACCATGAGCATTTTGATCTACTGCTTTAACTAATTCTTTGTTCATAAGTCTTTCACGCTTTTTTTCTTTTGACTTACTAGTAAAGAAAGACATTAACATATGCATCCTACTTTTCATTATCCTTTTACCCAATCTTTTGCTATGTTAAAGTTTGCTCTACTAAACTCCATTCTATCTACAAGTTTTACAGCACCTGAAGATTTAATCGCAACATATCCCTCTGGACTAGTTACTCTGAATCCAGTATCTGTTTTCAAGAATGTGCCTATACTTTGTACACTTCTTAATTTATTTAATAATAAAAGTTTAGCATTTTGTAATGACAGGTAAGTTGCAATACAGAAATATAATCCTTCAGAATTGCCTTTTATAAATCTTACACCTGCCTCTTGAATATCTTTATATCTTCTTTTTGTATTAGGTTGTTTTACCTTATCTATTTCTTGTTGTATTCTATCTCTATAAAATCCTACAAATTGACCTGCAAGTTTTTTTGTATTACCTAGTGGTGTACCTGCTCTTATAAATGAATTAAAGTATGCCTTTAGTTGCACGCCAACAGATAATATATTCGTATCTTTTTTAAGTTTATCCATAAAGATAGATCCTTTGCCTACTGAACCCATAGCCATTCTTAATATATTATCAAACTTTGCCTGTTCAGCAGCACTAAACTTAGCTCCAGTAGCATCTCTATAAGTTGCATCATCAAAGAATACACTTCTTGATTTTCTTAAACCTCTAACATTCGCACCAAAACTAGCACTCAATGTTGAGAATGATTTACCTTTATATGTTGTATGGAAAATAATGCCTATATTAGCATTTGCGATTCGACTTGCAAGGGGAGTTCCGACAGGTACTGCATATGTAATAGTATTAGGAGTGAATACGATATTTGTTTCACCTTCAATCTTAGCAGTTTTTAGTTCACCTTTTGTAAATAATAAGTCCCCTTGTAAGATACCTTTGATACCTAACTTTCGTAACTCCCTCAAGCAGATTTCTAATTTATCAGCCACAGCACCAGTATGATTCTTTCTGATGTCTGAGGATGTGTAGTTAATTTTAGGAGTTTTATTGAATACAGACTTTGTACCAACAAAGAAACGACCATTATCAGGATTAGTGCCACAGACTATTGCTGGTGCACCGTCCCACTTAACGGTCAAACTTGTTCTCTTTCCACCACCAGAAAACATTTGTCTAATAGACTTCAAAAAGTTTATGGCGTTTAGCGCCCCACTACTTCCATTATTAATTATATCATCTTCTAAGTGTTCTAGGTGGGTGTTCTTTGCCTCTACGAGGTACTGTAAAAACCCTTGCATTTATTCGCCTTCTCCATTTATATAATATAGAATTCACTTTCAATACTATTTATAAGGTTAGAGATATGTAAAGTCACCCATAATCCTAGTAGGATAACCATCTCCGCCCTGAGTATCTCTCATGTTGAATTTCATTTTGTATTTATTTGTTAATATCTCCATATCTATTCTTTTACCTGATCCTGTTTTACCTCCATAAAATACTATACAAGATTTAGGTTTAGATGAATTTACCATGTATGGTTTATCAATCTTGATTGATTTAACTTCATTAGATAATTTATGTATTACATGAAATCCGTAACCCATACCTGATTGTATAAATGCCTCTAAGTATGATTTATTAACCTTATTAAAGGTATTCTTAGAGACACCCTTTTTCAATGTGCCATTAAATATATCACAAAACATTTTATTATCAATACCAAACATCTTTAATAATTTTAGGCCATCTTTATTTTTTATAGTGCCTGTTTTTATTTCATCAGGTGTTAATATCTTTTTGATTCCTACATTGAAGAATGTAGTAGTACCACCTAACTTTAAACTTAGGTATGCTATTTGCTTACCTTTACTTTTTATAGTTAGATCAGTAACAATTTTACCTATATCTAAGCCACCTGCAGATGAAGTTATTACAGGACCTGGCGTAAATCTTAAAGGTCTAGATTGATTTAGAGCACCTTCTTCTACAACCTCTAAATTTTTTAACTTACTTAGTTTATAAGTTTTATCTAAGTGCATTACTGCTTTTTCTATTGCAGGATCATTTAATTGTTCTCCACCCCAATAGTCTCTTAGTGAATTCGCAAATGTGCTTTCAAATAAATTACCTCTGTTAGCAGCACCCCTATTGCCAGATGAACCTGCACCAAACTTTATTTTTATTTTAGATATATCTATGGCTCTTTGTATATCTTTTATCTCAATACTACCTTGTAGTTCTCTTGTAACATTGACTACATTTAATTTTGCTTTATCAATATTAATAGGCGCCTTTATATTACTGTATTTTTTCTTTAGAAAATCAAACAGCTCAATTATATCTGCAACCTTCTCAGGTTGATTCTTTAATTGTTTAATAATCTCTGCCTTTTTTTCAGGAAAAAATGTGTATGCCATACTGCTATTTATATAACAATTTGGCATAAAAGTCAAGCGTTAATATTGCCTATTGTAAGAAACTTAACGACACCACCATTAGGTTCCCATTGTTTATGTTTGTTTTGATGATTAGTTATTTCGTCTGTATCCTCTTTAAAAAAGTTCTCACATAGAATAGAACCTGTAGGTTTCTCTACACATTGATATACTATCTGTTTATCTTTCTTGACCATAACAGTCTCATAAGATAACTTGACATCTTTTTTAGGTGGTCTTTTTTCTCGTTTTTTTCTAGGCATTTTTTCCTTTATTGATTGCGTTGACTAATTTTTGTCTATTACTCTCGCCGAGTTCTCTTACTTTTTTATTCCACTCCTCGAATTCTTTATTTACTTTTTTCTTTTTTCTCTTTGTCATTTTACTCTATTACCTCTCAATGCAAAAAATAAGCCACCACAATATAGCATCAAATGAAAATGCTCATACATTAATACATACCATAAACTATCTGGTTCTAATATCAATATAACACCTGTCATTATACCACATATAACAATACCTGAAAATCTAGTGATCATATCACCGACACCAGGTTTTAATGCAATCGTAAGGCCGCCAACAAGTAATCCTATACCTGCAAATAATTCACCCCAAGCAACAAAGAACCAGACTGACATAGGTAACCCAAATGCCTCTGCATCAGAAACATCTAAAGGTAACTTTTGCAAACCTTGTAGTATAAAGATTATACCTAAGGGTACTCTCAGTAACCAGTTTGCACCTTTGAAGTCTGGTATCTTTTTTAAATATTGCTCAAGTGTCATCATTATAACTGACTTAGTAATTCAGGTAATATCTTTTTACTTTTACCAAAGACTTTTGCCTGTTCTACTAAATGTTTATTTGATACATCGCCACCGACAACAACTAATGCAATCATACCAACACCTTTATGTGGTGTGCATTGATACAAATAGATACCAGGTATCTCAAATGTAAATGAGTATTCAGCATTCATTTTACTTTTCTTAGGTGTTTGAAACCCATCAGGTCCTGCGATAAACTCTACATTGTGGCCTTTACTTGTAGGTACCCAGGTTATTGTCTCACCAACATCTACTCTAGATATATCTTCAGAGTAGACCATCTTGGCACCGTCATCTCTTTTGTTCAACATATCTACTGTTATATCAGCGTATGCTGTTGTTATATCAAATAATATAACTAAAACTAAAATTATGTATTTCATATTCACTCCTTATATTTTAAAATCTGAAAATTTATTTAGTCGTTTTGCTGTTTCTGTATTATCAAATACAGATTTTTCTGGTTCGTCTTGTTGATTTGCATCCACCATATCTTCTTGAGCAGATTGTTCTACATCATAGATACGCATTTTAGAGCGATCAACACCCAACATAAATTTACGATTTATTGTTGGATCATTATATCTATTCTTTAATTGTTTAACTAGAAACTGATTTTTCTTTTCTAATTCTTCAGTAGATATAATAGCGAACATAAAGTCAGCCGTTGCAGGCAGACCGAAACTTTCTGAGGTATCTTCTAGACCTATATCTGTGCTACCGAAGCCTGTTCTGGTAGTTTGTGTTGCAGAAAATATAGGTAGATCAAACTCTACTGCAAGACCTCTAAGTTCTTCAGCAATAGATTTTACTATTGTATAAGAATTAGCAGATGATCCTGCCTTTAGTCTAGATGATACACATAGATTTAAATAATCAATATAGATAACATCTGGTTTAAAACTTTTCTTGATTGCAAGTTCATTTAATAATACTTTAAAATGGCCTGCATGAGCAGAGGCAGTAGGATATTCTTTGATAATTAATTTGCCTTGAGTTTTTTCTTCTAGTCTTTTGATCTTATCTTGATACATGATCTTAGGCAATTCAGGTAGGTCACTCATGGCAACATTCAAAAGATTAGAGTCTATTCTTTCAGCAATTCTTTCTTCAGCCATCTCTAAAGTAATATACAATACATTCTTACCTTGTAATAGATTTGCAGCCGCAAGATGACACATGAATAAAGTTTTACCGACACCAGTACCTGCAAGAGCAATATTCAAAGTCTTTGTAGGAACACCACCTCTTGTAATACGATTCATAAAATCTAAATCAAATTCAACTCTTTCCTCTTTCTTATGGTAGAAATCATATCGTTCAGTTGATTCAGGAATATAATCATGCCCTATCTTCTCATCAAAGGAAACAGATAGGGCGTTAGATAAGAGTTCAGGCAAGAATTCAGGTGTATGTTTTTTATCTTTACCATCTAGTATTTGAATACCATCCATGATAGCATTATGTATGGCACGATCTTTACAAAACTTCTCAGTTGTTTGTATTAACCAATCTAGATTTATTTCTTCTTTTTGAAATGTAGCGATTGTACTAGTGATACTTTGAAACTCAGCATCATTGATATCTTTTCTACCATTTAATTCTATGGCAAGAGTTTCGTTGGTAGGCTGTGCATTATATTTTTCATAGAATAAAGCAATCTCTCTAAAGATTAACTTCTCTAATCTATCTGAAAAATATTCTTCTTTAAGAAATGGCAACACTTTTCTGGCATACTGTTCTGTATGTATCAAATGTTTAAGTGCTGTTCTTTCAATCCTTTCTTCCATTTAACTCCTGTTCCATTACTACTAC